ACAGGTTTCGGATCCTTTATAGGTGTTCCTGCAAAACGCTACGGCGGGGTTGTACAAGACGGAAAAGACTTGCCAGGCTACGCTGTAGGCGGGGTTGCTTCTGGCCCTCAATCAGGCTACCCTGTAATGATGCACGGAACTGAAGCAGTTGTTCCTTTGCCGAATGGAAAATCAATACCTGTTGAAATGAGAGGCTCAAACCAGAATAATAATGTAACTGTAAACGTTAGTGTAGAAGGTTCCACTCGTACTGAAGAGTCTTCAGGCCCGAAAGCAGCGGACTTAGGAAAAGTTATCGCTCAAGCAGTACAACAAGAGCTACAAAATCAAAAACGCTCTGGTGGTATTTTGAATCCTTATGGAGTAGCATAGTATGGCACTAGGATTTAGTACAACAGCAGCTTATGGCAATCTATGGGCAGCTCCAGATAAAGGGCTGTCCCGCCAAACACAGCATAGAGTTATTACCCAATCTTTTGGAGACGGGTATGAACAAAGGCTGTTAGACGGCATTAATACGCAGACTGAAAAATTGAATGTAAATTTTGCAAATCGTACAAAAGAAGAGATTAACGATATTGCAGGATTTTTAAATAGTACAAAGAATGTTACAGCTTTTAATTTTAATGTTCCTTTACAAAATGGAGTAGAAGGTGAAGAAACAATTAAAGTTGTTTGCGAGAATTTTTCTGTTAATTACCAATACGATAACTACTATAGTTTAACTGCAAGTTTAAAAAGGGTTTATGAATAATGAGTGACGTTATTGCAACAGATGCAAATAATTCTTCCGTAGATAGTGGACTTATAGAGCTTGTTGAAGTAAGTATCCAAGGAGTTACATACTACTTCTCCCCCGAAGCAGGTGTTGGAGAGGATATAATATTTGACGGAAATACTTATGTACCTTTTCCAATCCAAGTAACTGGAGTAGAAGTATCCTCGGACGGTGCGCAGAATCGTCCAAAACTTGCAATGGCAAATATTATATCTTTAACTACTTCCGACTCTTTAGGGCCAGACTTTGATTTTGATGACTTAATAGGCGGTAGAGTTACTGTTAGAACAACCTTAAATAAATATTTAGGAGTTGGAGCTACCCCACAGGAGTTCCCTAAGAAAGTATTTGTCATTGATAGAATCTCTGCTAAAAACCAGCTAATGATAGAGCTAGAGCTGAGCTCTCCGTTCGACCTGCAAAATGTAAAAATTCCAAGTAGAATAGTAGTAGGAAAATACTGTCCTTGGGTCTATAAGCAGCACGTATTAGGCAGTAATGACTCTAAAAGTGCTTGCTACTGGAAGACAAATTTCTTAAAAGATGCAAATGGCAATAAATACTTTTTGTTCTTTACAAAAGACGACGAACCTTTAATACATGAGACGCAATTAAGCGCTGTGAATTCTTATTATAAAGGACCATACTCAGCATCTTCTAGTTATGAAATGGGTGAGATAGTTTTTAGCTCTGGGTATTACTGGCAGAGTAAAGATTATGGTAACTCAGGAAATACTCCTGGAGAAGATAATGCGCTATTCTGGCAGAAAGTACGAAAATATAGTACTTGGAACAGTAGTACCACCTACCTCAGTGCAGACATACCAGAAGATAATGACTACGTATACTATAATGATAAAGTATATAGATGTATACAAAATAATGTAAGTGTAGCTCCGGGAACAAATAAATTATTCTGGAGAGAGGCAGATCAGTGCGGAAAACTCGTTTCCTCTTGTAAGGCGCGATATCAGGCTACCCTACATTCTACATCTGGAGCTGGTATTAATACTCGACCACACTACTTCAAGAATAGAGATATAACATTGCCGTTTGGAGGGTTCCCCGGCTCGCGGAAGTTTAGATGATACAGTATTTAAGAGATATACAAGAGCACTTTAAGAATGAATACCCGAGGGAAGGCTGCGGGGTTTTAGGAGTTGTAAAAGGTAAGCTAAAATGGTTTCCTTGCACAAATGTGGCCGAAGATCAGGAAAATTTTATTATTGACTCCACTGAGTACTTAAAACTTGTACAGACTAGCGATATTGTAGGTATTGTGCATAGCCACCCAGATAAGTCATCGGAGCCTAGCGAAGCAGATATAGCTGCTTGCAATTCTTTGGGGATTAAATATTATATCTTCTCTTATCCTAGCATGGACTTAACTGTACTTGAGCCTGTCCAGTCTGTAAAAGACTTATATGGTAGAGAGTATAAATTTGGAGAAGCAGACTGCTTTGAAGCGATGCGGGACTATTTAGCGACTCAAGATATTCATATAAGCCCAAGAGCAGCTTTTGAAGACGACTGGTGGAAAAAAGATTTAAATTATTTTACTCCCGAAGTTGTAAAGTTATGGGGGTTTAAAGAGATAAACCTTTCAGAATTACAGCCTAATGATATGCTAGTTTTTAATGTATTTAGCGAGGTTCCTAACCATTGCGGAGTTTATCTAGGTAATGAAGTTTTTTATCATCACGCAGTCAATAGACTATCGTGCAGAGAAAGTCTCTACCCTATGTGGATAGAATATTTAACAGGTGCATATAGACATGAAGCGTAAAGTTTATTTAGAAGGAGTTTTAGGCTCTAAATTTGGGAGTGGACATACAGTGTTCGCAAATACCCCTGCCGACGCAATGCGATGCTTAGACGCAAACTTTGGAGACCCTTTTCGTAAGTATCTTATAAAAGCTCACGAAGAGGGAGCTGGATTTATAGTAGAAGTAGCGGGCACATCTTTGAGTGTGGAAGAATTACTCATGCCAGTTTCTAAAGGCGACTTTATTATTACGCCAGTGCCTGCAGGTTCAAAAAGTGGTGGTGCAAAAATATTGGCAGCAGTAGCTTTGATAGGGCTTGCTATGTACTTACCTACACTCGCTACATACCAAGGTGTTTTAGCAGGGCAGGCAGTGACTGTTCAAGGGTCTTTAGGAGCAGCAATGGCAGGTCAACTGGGTACAGGGGCTAAAATAGCCAGCCTATTCGCTGTGAACATAGCAACCAGCTTAGCCATAACGGGGTTGCAGCAATCTATGGCTCCTGACCCTTCTACAGACTCAGATCAAAATAGCTCCTACTTATTTAATGGATCAGAGCAGAATATTATAGAAGGAGACCCTGTCCCAGTACTTTATGGAAGATTACGAGTACCCGGACAGCCAATAGCTTTTGAAGTAGTAAGCGGCAGTAAAGGCATAGGTTCTTCCGCAGTAGTATCTTCGATAGCATTTGATCCTGCTGCGGAAATAGTCGACGATTCTGCAGCTACGTACATAACAGATACAGGGCAGACGGCACCCGTAACAGTAACTACAAGTAGCGGCGGGACAAGAAAAGGCCCCGGCGGCAAAGGCTCATTAGCTTAACCACAGGAATAAAAAAATGGCACTAAAAGCATCAGACAGACGCAGAGCTTCTGCTAGTAATAATTTACTTGGCAACTACCGAATTGCTGGGAATGAGCAAACTATGCTCGTTCGGGATATTATCTCTGAAGGGCCAATAGAAGGGCTAGTTGCAGGAGGCACGTCTATTTATTTAAATGACGATACTCTCATGACTCAAGCCGAATCTCCTATATCTTCAGCAGGCGGACAATTAAAAGTGACAGGATCGGTAGGATCTAAAGTACTAACTGTGTCTAATCCTGGTAACATCGTAAATGCAAATAAACTAGATGCTGACTTTATAGTTATAAGAAATATCTTAACTGTAAAAGGTAATATTACTCTTGTAAAAGCAACAGATATCTCCTTCCCGGGATCAGATACTATCAGAATGAGCTATACTTATAAATTTACAATTACAAGTGGAGGCACTTTTACTACGAGTCTAGGCTCTAGCTTAACAGGCGGCAGTGTCCCTGCCTCCGGAGTAACGGATTTAATTGGCTCAGCAGTATTACCAGACGGTAGTGGAACTCCTCTACTAAATATTACTTCAACTAGTTTCGAGTTTATTAGTACAAAATCTACTTTGGACGAGTTAACAATGCCAGTAATTGTCACGGTTTCTCAGTTCTATAAAATAATAGGTACTACTACAGACACGATTACTCTTGCATCGCCTTTGCAGTACGCTGTAAGTAACCGTGATATTTCTGTACCAGGTAGAAAACCTGTAATAAAAGGCAAAGGATCCGCTAATTCTACTGGAGGAGATAAGAAGTATATAAATTCGTCATTCCAATTTTCCCCAGGTATCCTAGACCAAGCCCCTCATTCTTCCTTTTTCGGCTCTGGGACTAGTAGTTTTGAGTTGAGCGGTCCAGATATAGGTAGTAATCTAACTGATGATGCCCCACAAACTATACAAGGGTTAGGAGGCTCAGTAACTGCCTCTCAAATAGCTGCAATAGATAAAGCAGTTATAACTTTTCAGTACCCTAACGGTCTATATAGGGTTAATAAAGATCAAGGAAATGAGTACCCAGAATTTGTAGCCTATAGAATAGAACTAGCAGTACAAAGGACTACAGACGTAAACGAGTTGAATACTTTTGTCAAGCTGCCGGGAACTTATACCTATACAGCTTCTGAGCCTCCGGCTCAGTCCTACAAGGCTGTTCCTATTACTATAGGCGAGAAACTAACTTTGCACTTGGCAAAGACTAAAGACGCGTACCTGGTTACAGAAGTAGTAGACTTAGAGCCTTATAAACCTTTTGTAGATTTTCGTATTCGAGTGACTCGTGTAACTGGATCTGGAGAAAGCAATAATTCAGAGACTATGTACTCCACTCCTAATTGGAAAGACCACCCGAATAGTACAAGTATTCATACAGCTAAAATATCAAATGTTACAGGGCTACTTACGGAAAAATTTAACTATCCTTATACAGCTTTAGCCACTGTCACTTTTAGCTCTAAGAACTTTTCTAGCATGCCTACTCGTGGTTATGAGTGTTTTGGTATGAAAGTGCAAGTTCCTGATATCTATATTACAAGAGAAGAGAATGATGGTCTAAATGCTAAATACACTAGAGATCCTAGCAATGGAGGAGACTCCGGTATTATTCAATTTTGGAGCGGAGCATTTAGAGAAGAGAAAGTTTATACAGATAATCCTGCTTGGATTTTCTATGACATTGTTACTAATAATCGGTACGGTATCGGAGACTGGATGCAGAAAGAAGGGGACTCCTTTGTAGATATTGATATTTACTCTTTGTTTAAAATAGCTAAGTACTGCGATGAACTAGTTCCAGACGGCAAAGGGGGCTTAGAGCCTCGCATGCGTGGCAATTTCTACTTTACAAAAGCAACCGATTGCTATAAAGTTCTAAAAGACATAGCTACTTCTTTCCGTAGTATTTTGTACTGGGCTGACGGTAAGTTAATGCCAGTTATGGATGCGCCTCGCGAACCTGTGTATACCTTTACAAAAGGAAACGTAATTGGAGGAGAATTTAGCTACGAGTCTACAGGCAGCAAGACGCGAGCAAATCAAATCGTTGTTAGTTGGGTAAACCCTGCAAATAACTACAAGATGGAGCCTTTAATCGTAGAAGATCGTGATAATATTATAGATACTGGACGCATACTGCAAGAGGACGCTACTGCTTTTGGAGCTACTTCATACGGCCAGGCCCTTCGGTACGGTCGCTGGAAATTATGGACTGCTATAAACCAAACAGAAATTATAAGTTTCTCTACTTCTATAAATGCAGCGTTTTTGGCTCCCGGTGATGTAATTAACGTTCAAGATGCCCATGAGCACTCAATCGCATTTAGTGGGAGAATACTAGGAGTAGCAAGTGCTACTCGGGTTACTTTAGATCGTCAAATCCCAATTACAGTAAACGCCAATAACTCTTATCAAATAGCAGTGCTTTATACTGGTACTTTTGGTATATTAAATCAAGCAAGCGCCACTGTGAACGGGGTTGTATACTCTAAGGGAGACGTAATCCCTTCTATAACGACAAAAGAAGCCGCAGAAAATGTTGTAGATAGTACCACAGGAACCTATGTAGATATTCTTCTTTCGAATACTTCTTACGTAGTAACTAGAGATGTTGTTTCAAGCTCAGTAGACTCTAACGGTAAAACTGTGCTTGTTTGCGACCCTTTTGATACTAATCCTGCTGTAAATACTATTTGGGCTATTAAGCACTTGCAAGGGGGCAGAGAAGTCGCAACCTCATATAAACAGTATAAAATCATGAGCATTTCGCAAGACGAAAAGAGCAAGTATTCAATAGCAGCAGTAGAGTACTTTGACGAAAAGTTCCAGACTATAGAAACAGATTTTACTTTAGAGCAAGACGATCCTATATTTCCAGACGAAAGCACTTATGATGATGTGCCTAATGTTCAGGATTTACGAGTTTCAGTAGTACCGAAGTTAACTGAAGCAGGGGAAAACGTAGTTGTATACTGGAACGCCCCACTATCTATATACCCTACTACTAACTCTGTAACATATGAACATTTAAGAGGTTATGAAATTGAGTATCTTGACCAGGATGAAAGATATATAGAGGAAATAGGTCCAGATAAAACTTCTCACTCTTTAAATCTTAACAGCATAGACAGCTCATTATTTGTAGGGATTACTGTAATTTCCACAAATGGACGTAGATCTGAGCAAGTAACTGCTGCTTTTAACTTATCTGAGAATAAGCTAGGCACTGCGACTAGATTCAAGGGTCTAAGAGTAGGTGCATTGTCAGATACCCATATGTCATTAAATACAGAAACAGGCTTAATTAGTTTCATAAAACAGCCTACACTAGCTCCTAGCTCTATCGAATCTCAAGCTAAAACTATACTTACAGAGGTTTCTCAGGCCTCCAGCGATATAGCTATAGGTAGCTCTGCATATGTATTTGTAGACTATAGTAAAATGAGCAGTGGAGATGCAATAAAACTTATAAATTACTTAGATAATACTACACTAAAAGTACCTTACTGGTATGATATACAAGATGCTAATACTTTTACCACGAGGACAGGTACAGTAACTATTACTGCAAATTCTTCAAAAGTTACTGGGAATAATACTCAATTTACTGAAGTATTTAGTGAAGAGAAGCAAAATGTAATCAGGTTTACAAGCACAAAAGCAGCTCTAGTTAGCTATGTAGAAAGTGATACAGTGCTTTATATTGATAGAGTTTTCAGTACGAATACTGTATCAACTTATTCAAGTCCGTCCTTAGATCTTGACTATTCTCAGGACTTCTTAATAGCTAAAATTGATAGAGTAGAAGCAGATAAATATGCTAAAACTTCGTACTTAACTATTGATACTGATTTAGAAGCAGCAGGTATTTATTCGATTAAGACTATATATGCAGATGATGAACAGGGCTCTAACCCTTCTTTTGACCCAGAAGGTAAATCTTTTGTGTATTTCTATAGATATTTAGGAGAAGAGCCTTCCTTGGTATTTGAGTCTCAAGAGGAGTTAGACTTATCTTTCCCGCAACCAGGGGAAGAAGATGTTATCATATTACTTAGTGATATAAGCGGAGTTGTGTTCGCTAGGGTTCAGGGAGAGAGTGCTTTATCGGTAGTGATTAGCTCCAGCAATGAAGGGTTTATTTTCAAAAATAATGAGGGGGCCAGTAAACTGCTAACCGCCAAAGTTTACGATAATGCAACAGGCTTAGAAATAACTTCTGCAGAGACTACAATTTCTTATAACTGGACTATTGACGGAACGCAAGCCTATGTAGACGCAGATAATAACTTAGACCAAAACGCGGGTATTCCAGCTACTCAATCTACTATCTGGGTAGGGCCTGAAGACATAGTTGATAACGGGTCGAATCTTATTAGCTGCGAAGTTACAGTAGACTAGCTTTAACTGCGAAGTGACGGTATAATCCGTCACTTTCTTTAGGTGCTTAAAAAAAGTTCTTGCAAATTGTTTACATCTTGAGTATAATAGCAAGATAATTACAAAGAGTATTTACTCTATGCAGGTATTTAGAGGACTAACATGGCGCGCAAAGGCATAGGCTCAATCACAATTTCTGATATTAGCGATGGTGCAACAATCACTAGTGTTACTAAAGTAGGTACTACGACTACTGTCACCTTCAGCGATGATCAAACTTTTATTATTGAAGACGGGGCAGACGCCACTCCAAACGGGGTAACTGCGATTTACGCAGACAATGCTGAGGGTGAGGGTGCGAGCCTTACAGATGACTCGAAACCTTATATAAACTTCTATGAGTGGTCAGGCAGTGCTCCGACAGAAGCTCCTAGTGGGTTGACTTACTATAAGATTCAAGGTGACGAAGGGGGCTCTAATGGCGTAGTTGCGATCTACGCAGACGATGCTGCAGGCACTAACGCGACTTTTACCTACTCCAATCAAGAATACGTAAACTTTTATGAGTGGTCAGATAGTGCTCCGACAGCAGTTCCTAGTGGATTGACTTACGTTAAATTTGTGGGCGACAAAGGCGATAATGCCACGGGGCTATCATTATCCTCTACTAGTTATGTTGCTGCTTTCGATACTAATAATGCCTATCTTACAGGGGTAATTACTGTAAGTGCGAAACTGCAGAATATTTCTGGAGACGTTACTTGGAAGGTAAATGGAGTAACAAATGCAGGAGTTACTGGAACTTCTTTAAATGTATCAGACCAGGATATATCTAACGGGTCTATTGCTGTCCAGGCCTCAGTAACTTATAATAGTACTCTGTATACAGATACTTTGGAAATTGTACAACTAAATGCCCCTAAAGAGAACTTAGTAGTTTCCGTTACAAACTCGTCTCATAGTGTGCCAGCAGACTATGATGGCAAAAATAGTGTACCGGGCGGTTCGTCTACTCAGATATTTGTATATAAGGGAATAAACTTACAAAATTTTGTGGAAAAAGCTACTTATGACCAACTAACAGAAGAGGGTAAGAAAGCAACTTGGACTATTAGCTCTATTAGTGCCTCAACAGGGATTACCCTAGACACTTTAGCAGATCAGTTGTCAGTAGGCACAAATGCCCAAGCAATAAGTAAAGATATTACTACAATCTCAGACGCGTTTAGATCAGGTACTATTAGTTTCAATATACAAGGCGTAACTCTAGGAGGAGAGGCTTATACATTAGTCGCTACTCAAAGCATAACTAAAGTACTACAAGGGACCCCCGGTAACGATTCAACTGTACCAGGTTACAGAACCGCAACGGGGTATATTTACTATCAATCAGCAGCAAGCACTGCGCCCGCAGACCCTACAATCACTAATGTAACTTATAGCTGGTCAACAGGTAAGTTTAGTGGGGGTGTAATCGGCACTGAGGGTACAGACTGGAATCAGTCTGCGCCTACTTTTAATGCAGGAAATGCTAATAAGTATTGGTATGCATATTACACTGTAGTGGAGGGAGCTTCTGGAAATACTATTACATTTGGGGAGTCTTTACAAGGAATAGGGTTTAGCGGGTTAGTAACGTTTACTTCAGATGGATATAATATTTCTAACGGCTCCACTACATATGACCCTATTCATGCAATAGAAGGTAGTGCTACTGCTACTACAATTAACGGAGGAAAGCTGACTACAGGGTCTATTTCTGCTAATAAATTAAAATTAAGCTCAGGGGCTAGAGCTCTTAATTTTGACCCTAATTTTGAGGATCCTACAGTTTGGAGTAAGTCTTCCGGATTAACATATGGAACTTCTAGTTCTGTATTAATTAAGCCAGGCGCAACAGGTACTACATATCTAGATGGAGATACGTCTGCTCTTAATAGTATGATCACTTCTGCGAGAAGATACTCTATAGACCCTACTAAAGTATATACTTTGACAGCTAAACTTTTAGCAGAGACCGGAAGCTATAGAAATATGTATATTTTTGTACAGTTCTATGATGAGTCAGGAAATTATGTTGATAGTACTACGACAGGCTGGGGAGGCTCCAAGTCAGGGTACACATTTGGAGGGATTCCATCTCCTTTAAATACGTTTGTTCTATGCGGAGGGCAGTTCGGAGTTGGCACAGGAAGAGAAATACCTAGTTCAGTACGTTCGTGCGAAATAGGTATTTGGTTTCAATACTCCGGCAACTCAGGGTCAGGTACTTATGCTCAGTACGCTCAGGAATTAAGATTAGAGGAAACCGTGCCTGCATCTCTTATAGTAGATGGGTCAATAGATGCTAAACAGTTGGCAATATCTAATGATCCTTCTAACGCTACCTCTCAGGGAATATATTTTGATGCAGATAATAACCGTATAACAATACGAGACGCAACAGGGATCAGAGTAGTTCTAGGTAACTTAGTAGGAATATAAGACTAAGAGGGGGCGACAACCCCCCCTTAAAAATAAATCTTGACTAAAAATGTTCATATTGATATAATTTCAGCATAGGAGAATTCAGAATGACAGCAGCTACTTTTAATATTACCATTGATCAAGGCTCAGACTACGTTACTAAGCTAACTTTGTCTGAAGATGGCTCACCAAAGCCTTTGGTAGGCTATGAAGCGCGTGCTCAGATGCGAGAAAAGAAAACAAGTACTACTGTCACTGCAACCTTTGACTGTCAGATTTTGGATGAAGTCAATGGTGTCTTAAAATTCGGATTAGGGAATGCGATTACTCAAGGCATAGCTCCAGGTATATACTATTATGACCTTGAAGTCTACACTCCCAGCGAAGCTGTTGTTACTCGTCTTTTAGAAGGTACTGCAACAGTCACACAAGAAGTAACAAGATAATGGCAATTTCCATAGAAATAGTTCCAAATTATACTACGTTAGAAGTCAATCCTGCGGTTACAACTGTTATCGCGCAGGCGGGGTTTCCTAGTTTGGAAGCACGAGAAATTTTTGTAGAGTCCCACGGTACTATTACCGCTACTAATCTACAAGAAGTTTTGGAGCAACTTGCAGATCAAAATTTTCGGACTTCCGAAACGCCTGACCCGATTACTTCTAATATAGAAGAAGGGGATACTTGGTACAATACTGCTACTAATAATCTTTACACATACCGCGAAATCAGTAACGGAGTCTTTGACTGGGTGCCTATAATGATAGGTAACATCTCGCCAGATTCCGAT